CCGTGGGGTCACATCCGTACCGTAATAATCTGAATCATCCTTGAACTTGCACATATTCAGGGTGTCAAGCATGATGTAACTGTTTTTGATAAAATACTTGTATGCCTGTGTTACCTTAAAGAATATCTTCTGTTCAGTCTGTTCCGGCAGTTCAATCACATCAGCGGTTTTCATAAAGATGCACCCATGATCTGCAAGTTTCTTTTTCAGGTGTTCCGTGTGCTTGTACCCGGTTATAACTTCCCGCTTGAATCCGTCCCCGTCCTCAACCCATTCAGTCTGAACGTATGATGACCAAAACGCCTTTTTTGTAATATTCCACCCAAGCAACTGAACCTGTGACCACAAGCGTTCATACTTTCCGGCTGTTGGTGTCCCTGATAATAAAATCACGCTTTCCGGCTGCATTTTCAGAATGAACTTTGACCGTTTTGCCGTTTCATTGGTTATCAGTGAACTTTCATCAAGCATCAGTGTAAATCCTTTGAATTTCAGCAACCAATCCCGCCGGAAAGCAGTTTCATAATTGATAACACCTATGATCTGAACATCCTTGTTGTATAATTCTTTGGTATCAACAAGTGTCCTGAAATTGATTGCTTCACTTTTCTTGGTCAAGTTCATCACACGGTCACTTGGGTAATATTCTTTGAAGTGCTGAATCCAGTCATCTATCTTGGATTTCTGACAGATGACCACATTCACCGCATTGTTCAGCAAATACATTTTTTCAGCACCCACAAAGGTCTTACCCAGTCCCATATCAAGATAATAAGCACAACGGTTGAACTGTTCAGTTCTGTTCAGTGCATCTTCCTGATGGGGCATGAAATTCAAAGTTTTCATTCTTCATCAGCGTCCTTTGGTGCTTCACCTGAAAGGTCAATCTGTAACTTTGCAACCTCAACTGCTGCTCTGTAAACTAAGGCATACTTAGAATCACCGTGGGTCTGTGTGACCTTTTCAAGAAATCTATCAATCTTTCCAAGGAAACAACCACACTTGACTGTAATTTCATTGTCCTTGTCACGATAGAATGTAGTGAAATCATTTCTGCTGCCGATTGCTCCAATCACTAACACATGACTTGCAGAAAAGACCTCGGCATTGCCCCAAACCTCGGCATTGCCCCAAACCTTGGCATCACCGCAAACCTTGGCATCACCGCAAACCTTGGCATCACCGCAAACCTCGGCATCACCGCAAACCTTGGCATCACCGCAAACCTCGGCATTGCCCCAAACCTCGGCATTGCCCCAAACCTTGGCATCACCGCAAACCTTGGCATCACCGCAAACCTCGGCATTGCCCCAAACCCAAGCCTTTCCTTCATGGGAAAGATTTTCTTCTTTCTCAATCCAACCACCAAGATCACCTACTTCTACAATGCCAAATGCAACAGTTGCACGGATGCGGTGCAGTGTGGCGGTTCTGAATAATAATCTGATTTCTTTGGTTTCTCCTGTAAATTCATATTTTTTCATGGTTTATTCCTCACTTTCTAAAAATGCAACAGCCTTGTCATAGTTGCGTTCTATCATTCTAAGTTCATCTTTTCCACGTTCTTCTAAATCGCATATTGAACGGTAAATTTCATCATTTCTTAACGCTGTTACCTCATTGGTTATCAGATCAGTGATGACCTGTGGTTCAAGTGCATCCAGTTCCCAAGATTCATTGCCGTATTCATCAATATACTTTGATGCTCTACTGTCAGTGATCTTTGCTGGGTTGGGTGGTGGGTTATATGTACCAATCTGATTCATGGTCAGTGCTACACGCTTCACATACACATCAGCACCGAACATCTGCAAGCGTTCCTGAATATCCCTTGTCATATCAATACCGCTTGGGTCATGGTCACCTAAGTGAATAATCACCCTGTTATCACGGTAATCTTGACTAATGAAACGCTGTGCTGCTGACCACATTTCTGACTGTGAAGTGTAACCCCTACATGAAAAATATGGTGTGTCAAGTGGTCTGCAAGCCTGTCCCACAATATCAACTAAGGCATCCTTTTCAACCCACACTTCAACGTAGTTCGGTTGACCGTCCCACTTGTTCAGCAGATAACTGTATCTTGCAGATGCGATCACATCAGCCGGATTGTCCCAGTGACTATTGCTTCTAAGGTTGCGGGTTCTGTCTGTGATGCTATGCCAGTCAATCAACCCGGCAAGTCTACCGTCATTGATAAGATTTCCAATGTTCTTATAACTGCGTTCATTGTTGGGAATGTACCCACGAGCAACTAACTGATAATATGCCTGTCTAAGTGTCAGTTCATATCCCTGTGCCTGATATTCTTCAACCACCTGATTCACAAGGTTTATCAGTTCAAGACTTTTCTGCTGAAACTTAATGCTTTTATACTCAATCTTTGGCATCAGATCACCCCTTCAATTTCTGCAAAACGCTTTGCATTGATGAAATATGACCAACGGTGTTCACTGGTATGAATCGCATACCCCCAAGGGAAAACACCCTGTTGTAACCCAAGTGCTATTGTGTTGGTGTGCTTGTGCATTAACTTAGCAACTTCATGTACTGTCAAGGTTGGGATGCCATCTTCACACTTGGAAGGTTTGAAGGTCACCGGGGTTTCTTCCTGTTCAAAATAGTCAGGGGTAAGTCCAAGTGATACTGCAATATCACTTTGAACCTGTTCTGACGGAACTGTTTTGTCATTCAGGTACATACTGATTGACCCCTTACTTTTCCCGGTCAATCCAACAACCTGTGCCTGATTGATTCCTAACTGCTGCATAGCCTGTTTCAACTTTTCGCTGAATTTCATAATTTATCACCTATCCTTTCTTTGAGTTAAGAAGTCTTAACTTTTTCAGTAAAAAAATATAGTGGAATAAATTCCACCGAAACACCAAGGACTTCACACGCCTTGTTCATTTCAGGTGCAGTGAACTGAACTGTTCCGTTCAATTTTGCAGATAATGTCACGGTTGACATTCCCATTGCTTTAGCAAACTTTGCCTGTGTTCCAAACACTTCCTTGATTTTTCCTCTTAACTTTGAATAATCAAACACTTTCTTCACCTTCCTTTTCATCATCAGGGAACGCATTGTTGTTATACTGTTTCCTGATCGTTATTCTAACAACCCCTGATTCCAACTGTTCAAATGATGTTTCCTTGAACTTCTGCGGTTTGCCTTTTTTCAGGCTTTCTATGTATGCAAGATATTCAAGTTTGGTTGGAAATTCAAGAATCTGTTCAATCCATGCTGCAACTATTTTTTTCACATAACCACCTTCTTTCTACTGTGCTGCATCTTCCAGTGAAGAAATGATTTCATCAATACTATCTTTCAGATCAGATAAACCATCCCTTGCTGTTTCTAAAGAATCACACGCATTATCTGCTTGTTCATACCGCTCTGAACCCTGTAAATTTTCCGGCATATTATCACGGTATTCAATTTCTTCATCCTGAATACTTTCAACATCAGATTCAAGACTTTCCAAGTCATTCTGCAAACTTGTTAATTTGTCAATGACTTCCTGAATGTTCTTTCTTCTTAACTTGTTCATTGTTTCCCCTTTCCGTGCCGGGTGCTATGCTGCAACCCGGCATCTTGTAAGTTCAGTTTGTTTGATTCCTCTGAACTCTGTATGTGCTTTCACTGTACCAGTGATTGACATTTCATCAGTTGTATCATCAAGATACTTTCCTGTTTTCCATGTATAAACATTTCCGTCTGCACCTATAAGTTTGTATATGCGGGTAATACCAAAATCGGTTTCCCAACTGGTTACACATTTAACTGACTGAATCTTCACTGTAATTCTGTCAGAAATTTCACCAACAAATTCAGATGACTGTTCTACACTCTGAACCGCTTTTCTTTTTGCAGTCCGTTCTAAATCCCCATCATACGCCGGAAACAATGAAGCATATAACCCAAAGTTACCTTTGACATATTCAAGACTGCAAGCGGTTTTCAGATTGTGAATATAGTTATTGTTTTCTTCCTGTTCAGAAACCCATACAAGGGCATTTGATACAAGTTCAACTGATGACTGGTTGTCAATGTCAAAATTCACTGATTCCATTTTATCAATTAAATCTTGTAAGTATTCTTTTGTGACTGCCCGCCCATGTGCTGCATCATAAAACTCTATTGCCTGTGAAGCGGTGCTTATACCTTCATCAGATGATCTTGTATATCCAAAATGTCTGATTGTTTCAGCAACATATAAAAGATATTCTTTTGTGCTGACATATCTTTGAAAAGCACAACCCGGTTCAGGTGTTTCCCCTTCAATCAATGTATCAAACAGGCTCATATATTGTGTGACTGCTTCTGCACTCATACCGTGGGTAAAATCTTTCAGGCAACTTTTTCCAACCTGTTTGAACTCACCTGTTTTCTTATTTCTTACAATATATGTATTCTTGCGGAATCTCTTACTGTTGCAATGTTCACACATTGGTCTTGTGGTATAATATCGTTCAGGTACTTCTACCCCGGCAACACCTGTGATGATATTACCGTTTTCTGTATGTTCAAGTTCTGCTATGAACTCCCAGTCATTGATGATTGCAGTTCCTTCCGCTTCTACCAATACGAAGCGGGCAGTGTATTTGTTTCCTTTTTCATCTTTCAATTCTCTGAACTCTTCACCAGTCTGTTCATAATGGAAATCACAACCGTATGCTTTGCACTTGTTAGAAATACGCTTCAACTTCTTTTCAAGTCTATCAACATTACCTTCATATATTGCATACTTCATAGCCTTACCATTTCCTTTCCCAGTTCCTTCAAAAAGTTGTCTATTGTCAGCACACCTTAGTACAATCAGGGGTGTCTTTCCTTTATCAGATTTCACATTAAAATCTGAAAACCTGTTACACATCATTGAACTTTTTGAACGGTGCTGTTCAAACCGCCGGGGTTTCACATTAAAACCACCAAAACTTGTTGACCGACACACAATAGACAATTTTTTGAAAGAACTGAAATCCTATTCCTTGGTTCTTTTCCCCGGAACTGCTGCAACAGTTCTTTTTGAAATAGTCAGGAAGTCGGGGAACTTCCTGACCTGTGAAACAAAGTGCTGTGTCATCTCGTGCGGTTGATTCTTCCACTTAACGGTTTCTTGTTTTAGGGGTAAAGTGCCGATTGGTTCAGCCTGTCCGCTTTCTTCAAATAGTGCGATACACTGTGCTTTCTTGCCCTACCGTTCCTGTTTTCTTCAACTACTTTGACGGGTCATGTTTATTCTTCACACGCTCTATCTGCTATCCGGCAGCCTGACCACCATGTCACTTGCGTGTAGCCCTATCGCTCCACCCGTGTCCTTCCTACTTGCTTTGTTTCTGTAAGTTAAGAACTCTTAACTTGGCTTTATCTTATCACCAGTGGGGAAATATGTCAACAGTTATTTTTAAGTTTTCTTAACTTTTTTTCAAGTTTGATTGAAAAAGTCTTAACTTTGCTTTATAATGAGGGTGAACAATAATATATAAGAAAGGGGTGTTCACTAATGCCTGATACATTTCAGCACCGCTTTATTGAAGCAATGAACATCAGAGGATTACGACAGGTTGATGTTGCGGAAAGGTCAGGACTTGATAAGGCACAAATCAGCCAATATAAAAACGGTAAATATGAACCAATGCAAGATGCACTGTATAAATTGGCACAAGCCTTGAATGTCAATGTTGCTTGGCTTATGGGGCATGATGTACCAATGGAAATAAACAGGAAGGAACTGGAACAGAAGGAACGGGTTTGTGATCTGCTTGAAAAGTGTTACGGTTCAGGTGCGTATGAATTGGTTGAACTGTTTGCCAAGTTGAATGAAACTGGTAAAAATAAGATCATGGAAGAATTGCGTGATACAGTTGCACTACCAAAATATACTGTCAAGGAAAAAAGGGACGGTCAAAAAATGGCATAATTTTCCAACAGTCAGGTAATATCATTCATGTCAGTTTCAGATAGTTACGGTTGGTTACGCTTTGGGTTACGGTTCTAAAGCGTTGATTTTACGGCAAAGTTACGGTTGTTACGGTTACAGTTAAGTTTTCTTATATAAGTTTTACATATATACTAAATTAAAAATAAAAAAGTAAAAATATAAGAATAAGAACATCAACCGTAACCGTAACCGCACACCAAGAAAGGAAGGTAAAAGTATATGTTTGGAAAGAAAAAGGAATCAGGTACACCAGTAATGCACTATGAAGGAATTGAAGGGTTTGCGACTGATTACCCTTGCAGAATTGAAGTGAAAGGTGATGTGTTTGAGATCAGAAGAATCAAGCCTGAAACTACGGTTACACTTCCAATGAACAGAATTAAGTCATTTTCAGCATTGGAAGAAAAGAATTTCATGCAGAAGTATCACGGTACTGCACGGACAACAGGAAAGTCAGGAATCAACAAGTATTACTTGGTTGTAGAATATGACAAAGGGATGCTTGCTTTTTGGGGAACTGCAAAAGAATATAAACAGTTCATTGCACTTCAATATGCAACCAATACGGCAGCACCTTCACATATTGAATTATAACTGAACAAAAATGAACCCCAACCGTTGCAGCGGTCAGGGTTCTTATAACTCTATACCAAGGAATAGGATGATATAGGCTATGCAACCCTAATTATATCATCCATTCCTTGAAATTTCAATCAGGAAGGAATGATATACATGGGAAGAAGAAACCCAAACGGTTACGGATGCGTAACCAAACTAAAAGGTCATAGGTCACGCCCTTGGGTTGCCAAGGTGACAATCTATGATGAAGAAGGACACGCCAAACAGTCACCAATAGGTTATGCTGAATCAGAAGAAAAGGCGAACATTCTATTGGCTGAATATAACAACAACCCTTGGGATATTGACCGGGAAAAGGTGACCTTGGTTGTACTTTATCAGCGTTGGTCTGAAATCAAGTTACCAAGGTTAGGAAAATCAAATCAGCAGTCCTTGCGTTCAGCGTTCAAACACTGTTCCAAATACTACGGTGTGAAGTACAGGTCAATGAAATCCTATCAGATGCAAGACTGCATTGACAACTGCGGGTGTGCATACTCTACACAATGGGCGATCAAGAACTTGTTCGGACACCTTGACAGGTTTGCATTTGAAATTGACCTGATAGATAAAATGTATTCGCAAATAACCACCGCCCCACCGATACCTGAAACAACCCGTGAACCGTTCACGCCTGAACAGATTGATGCACTATGGAAAATAAAAAATGACCCTTGGGTGAATACCGTGCTGATTTATATTTATACCGGGTTCAGACTTCAAGAATTGCTTGGGATGAAAACGGAACAGGTGAACATCAAGGAATGGTACTTTGAAGGTGGTATCAAGACCGCTGCCGGAAAGTGCCGTATTGTTCCGATACATGAACGAATCAGACCT